GATTGAAGAGTGGGTAACGGTTTACCGTCCTACTGAACTACGCATTGAAATCAATGCTTTCCAGAAAGCGTTCTCATTAGATGAAGACTTACGACAGTGGCTTGCTAGCCGAGGAACAAGACTTGCCGAACAATTTACTGGTAAAAACAAATGGGACGTATCATTTGGCGTCGCATCAATGTCTAACCTCATGGGAACCATTAGAGATGGAAAATTCCAACACGACAATTTGCTTGAACTGCCAGACAATGTTAACGAACATACCAAGGCACTAGTCAACCAGTTAATCACATGGTCGCCTGAAACTAAAGGCAAAACTGACCTTGTGATGGCATTGTGGTTCTGTGAGATCCGCGCCCAAGAAATGGTGCGTTCAGGTAACCACATAAGGCACCACCTAGACAACAGGTTCATCTCTATGAGGCAAATGAATCAGCGGAATGTAATTAATCTAGACGACCTCGCTGCCCAGCAGGAAGTTGTATTTATCTAAAGGACTCTAATGCTATCCATCACACAGGTTAACGATAAGGTTGTTTATCTTAAACAACGTTATGCTGACCGCGATAACAGAATGCAAGACATTCTTTCTGTACGCAAGGGTAACATTGATGCTGTAGACCCAGGCATGTTCCCTGATGGTGCCAGCAAGTCCATGATTGCAAACTTCATTGATGTGGCTGCACGTGACATTTCTGAAGTTTTAGCCCCACTACCTTCTTTCAACTGCGCTGTGTCAAACATGAACAACGACCGCGCAAAAAAGAAAGCAGACAAAAAGACTATCATTGCTAACCACTATGTGGAATTTAGCAAGTTGCAAAGCCAGATGTACTACGGTGCAGACTGGTACCTTTCATACGGCTTCCTACCAATCTTTGTCGAAGCCGATATTGAAAACATGTTACCACGGATTCGTGTGGAAAACCCACTAGGTGCTTACCCAGAATTTGACCGCCACGGACGAATCATTTCTTTCACTAAACGATACATGAAAAGTATGCGTGAACTCATTGTTGAGTTCCCAGAGTACGAATCACAAATTATCGGCAAGGGTGGACGCGACACAGTAGACCTTAACGGTCAAATGGAACTAATCCGTTACGAGGATAAAGACCAAATTATGCTGTTCCTTCCTGAACGCATGCTACCCTTGAAACGCATGGATAACCCTATGGGCGAGATGATGGTGCGTGTAGCACGCAGACCAGGAATCGACCCAGATGACCCCCGCGGTCAGTTTGATGATGTTATCTTCCCACAACTTGCACGTGCCCGATTTGCATGGCTAGCGATGGATGCTGCTGAAAAATCAGTTAATGCTCCATTCGTTGTACCAAATGACGTACAAGAGTTTGCATTTGGACCTGACGCAATCCTAAGAACGAGCAACCCACAAGGTATTCGCCGCGTAGGATTGGAACTACCATCAGCGGCATTCCAAGAACAAAGTGTTCTAGAAGCAGAACTCCGCATGGGTGCGCGCTACCCAGAAGGACGTTCAGGACAACTAGACGCAAGTATCATTACAGGTTCTGGCGTGCAAGCCCTCCTCGGTGGATTCGACACCCAAGTTAAAGCAGCGCAAGAAGTATTCCAAGAACTCTTTGAAGATGTTATTGCGTTATGTTTCAAAGTAGACGAACGTCTCTTTGGTGGTTTGAAAAAGATTACAGGTACGCAGGCTGGCGCCTCGTACGAAATCGAATACGAACCAATTAAAGACATTTCAGGTGACTACTCCATCCAAGCCCGTTACGGGCTCATGGCAGGACTAGACCCCAACCGCGCACTCATCTTCGCTTTGCAGGCTTTGCAAGCAGACCTCGTATCTCACGACTTCGTTATGCGAGAACTGCCCTGGACCATGAACGTGTCCCAGGAACAAGAACGCATTGATGTAGAAAAAATGCGAGCCTCCCTGTCAGGTTCCTTCCAGGCTTTAGCCCAAGCCATTCCACAAATGGCAAGTTCAGGGCAAGACCCCACAGGAATTATCAACAAGATGGCTCAAGTAATCGACTTGCGTCGCAAGGGCACCATGATTGAACAGGCAGTACTAGACGCCTTCCAACCAGAACCAGCCCCAGCACCAACCGGACCAACAATGAGTCCAGACCAGTTGCTATCCCAAATGGGTGGTGGTCAGGCACCAATGCCTTCCCCAGAACCCACAGCCCCAGAGGCAGCAGCAGCAACAGCCCCAGGTGAACAACCAGCACCAGCAGGCAACAACGCTCCACCAGACATTAACAGCATCCTATCCTCCCTGGGTGGTGCTGGATAGTGACAACAGTACTTGGAGTGCAGTATGATGATGGTTTCATCATTGTTGCTGACAGCCAAGTCACCGACAATGAACGACCATTCTACCATTCAGATGTGAAAAAAGTTGTTCAAGTCGGAGAATACACAATTGCAGGTGCAGGAACATCCGCATACGTTGATGTATTCCAATCAGATGTTCAACTTCCTGCTGTCCCCGAAAGTGATTCCGCAGGAATATATAAATTCCTTTGCGGAACTTTTATACCAGAACTTAGAAAACTCCATGCAGAATGTGGATACACCGCTAAAGAATCAGATGGATTTGAATTCCTAATCGGATTGAAAAAAAATTTGTTTTACATCGCAGGCGATTACTCTATAATCCGTAGCGATATGGGTGTATACGGACTAGGAACAGGTGCAGCCTACGCGGTAGGCGCATACGTTGCAGGTGCAACACCACGAAAAGCAGTACAGATAGCCACGAGATTCGATGTGAACTCTGGCGGTAAACTTCAAATTGTGAAACGAGGTCGACAAAATGCCTAGAGGTGGATACCAACCCCCTTCCAACCAAAAACGTGCAGCAGTCTCAAATCCTCGTTCCGGTAAGCGAACAGATGGTATGGCTGGCACACGTCAAGCAATGCGTGAACTACCTGCCAATGGGAAGTACGGGGCACGTAAAGCGTTCTCACAGGACACAGCAGGCGCACCTGCAGGTTTAGCAGGCAACTCAACACCGCGCCCTCCTATGCCCCCTATAACCCCTATGCTCGCCCCAACACAGTTCCCTGGTCGTCCAGTAACTTACGGTCATCGTGTAGGTCCAGGCTTGACGCCTGAACCAGCAATCCAAGATCGCTTTGCCAAAATTAACGAATACAAAGATGCTTTTGATACTATAGCAGCCGACGCACCTGAAGGTTTTCAGTTGTTTTGGAATGCTGTAAAGTCACAAGCAGGAGGTACCCCATGAGTTTAGTGAATAACATTTCTGCATTCACTAATGCTCTTGGAGCCGACCATCCCGATATTGTTTTTAGTTTTGCATCAATGGATTGGAAGTCAGAAGATGACCGCAACCAGTTCATTGACGAATTAGTAGCGCTAAATAACAATCAAAAGATTGGCTCGTAACATGGGCAATCCGATTGAAAACTTTATTGACAACCCCAATAACCAATTTGAGCAGGCTAAACGTGCCGTAGGCAAAGTTGCTGGCGAAGTAGCATCAAGTGACATTGGTCAAAAAGCTCTTGGTGTCGCCTCCAAGCCTCTTGAAGTATTGTCTAAACTTGCCATACCATACCGCGACTACGCTGCTCCATTATTAACTTCGGCTTTACTTGAACTTAACGGCAACTATCGTGCCCAAAACAAGAACTTAAACATTGCAGACCAACTGCGTCACGCTTACAAGTTGTCTAAAGCACCAGTTGAGGGTGAAGAATCCTGGCGTCGTGCCATTTCACCTGGTCGTGCAATGGTTGGACTTATTGGATACCTTGATGGTGCCGGTGTTCAAGGTACAGATAAGATTAACTGGGCTGATTCTAAGCAAGTTAACGACTACTTTACCACAGGTAGCGCACAATTCTGGTCCGGTATTGCAGATTTAGGTTTTAACCTTGCAGATCCCGTAGCATTTTTCAGTGGCAAAGGTGCTAAACTTGTCAAACGTAGCCAATTTACTCGTGAAGTTGGCACCAAGTATGGCAAAGTAGAGAATCTTGTACAGGAAATTGACGCTGTTGTAGCAAATCCTGAACTAGACAGTGCAGCCTCACACATTTTCAAACTTGTTTCTAAAAATCCTGATGATTTGAAGTCAATTCAAGACTATGGCTTCGTGGCTGCCTCCGCAGACCCACAGCGTTTAGCGTTAACTTTGTCTAATGGTTACAAAGGTGGTGGCTACCAGGGTCTTGCTGACGTTATCAAGGCTTCACTAGGTCACAAGCCAACCCTTGACCGTCTCGCTGTAGACAATAACCTGCTCCACGAGCAGATTGTAGCCAACAGTGGTTTAACTAAGCAAATGCGTGACGAACTAGCAGCACTTAACAAGACTGCACGTCATAATGCCCAGCCAACACCTGAAGATGTTGCAACTTTTGAAACTAATCAGAAGTCACTACTTGATGCTATTGCCAAAAACGAAGAAGAAGGTAAGGCACTTAAAGCCAAGAAGGAAGTTACTCAAACTTTCCAAGAACAACAAATGGGCTTGACCTCAACTTGGTCAAAGTATTCTGCTGTTGAACGCGTCCGTGCTGCTTCTGCAACTTTATCCAATGATGGTTTTTTTGTTGAACTTGATGGCACAAGTAAATACCATTCTGCCAAGGCTATCGCTAAAAGCCTAGGTACACGTACACCTTATGTTCGTACTGTCATGTGGATTAACCCCAATCAAGGTTTGCGTGAAATGCCAGCAGGCATCGCATTCCTTGGTGGTGCCCCAGGTAAGCGCTCATACCTAGAAGCAGATGCACGTATACGCAACATTGGTAAACTTGCTAACCTTTCTCGTGATGAGCAAAAGAACTTTGCTAATCAGTACCGTGGTTTGCTTACCGAATCTGACCGTTTTAACTTTTTTGAAAACTTTGAAGAGTACAGTATTCAGAAACTTCTAGAAAAGCACTTTGGTGACACTCTAGAAAACATGAATAAGACTCAGCGCGAAGCAGCGCAAGTCTTTGCACGTGAATTGGTTAACTCTACTCGTCGTGCTAAAGCACGCGAACTGCAAAGCATGATGAGCAAGAACTACACCATTACTGACAAGGGTAGTATCCAAGCGCAAGAACACATCAAAAATGTTGTTGAAAAACTTGCTATGGAACGTGCAAATGCAGAAGGTCGTCAAGTAACTCAAAAAGACATTGCTGCTATTCAGGCTTCTCTATCTGAGAATCCTGCAACTGCTACACAGATTCCAAACATTCACTTCACTGTTGACATGAAGTTCTTTGACCAGATTATGTCCGAGAATCCTCAGCAGATTAAAAATGTTTTGAACGGCATTCTTGAAGAGGGATGGGATTCAAAGCAAGTTCGTAGAATTATGGATTCTGCAGAAAAGTCTGCCATTGGTGGTGGCAGTGGTATGCACGCTACTTTTGGTGACATTGCTAAGCCTTTGGTGCGTACTGCACAGGATGTTGCTGTTGATGGTCTAGATTCATTCTACTCGTACGTGTGGAAGCCTTTTACTCTATTGAGTCTCAAGTACACTACTCGTAACGTTGCCGAAGGTTGGCTTCGTGTCCTAGCCTCAATGGTTGACATGAACTCATACTACGGCTATGGCTGGACCGACATGTTCCGTGGTCTTAAAGACCCAGGTTCAGTATCCCGTTATGTAAACAACAGGTCTTACCGTAAGCAGTCCTCCCAGGCTCTTAAAGAATTTCGTGACAAAGTAAAAGAAGTTCAGTTTGAGGAAAGTTCTCTTAAGCGCCAGTTAGTGCCAACTACTAGTGGTCGTAAGGCTGCAGCCACTGTTCGTGGCATGCTCCTTGAAGGCGAGAAGAAAGAACGCTTCAAGCAGTCTGATGGTATTTCTTTATCAATTGAGTATTTGAAAAAGCAAATCACATATTTGGAAAAACACAAGAACCCTGGTGTTCCAGATGCTGAGGCTGCTGTTAAAGCGTTAACAGGACCTATCAAAGCATTAACTACTGATGCTACTATATTGACTGATAGCACTGGTAAAAACTTTGTTACATCTTTGGTGAATGGCAACTATCAAGATGCTCACAGTTTTGCTAACTCCACTAACAGCGAAGCCTTAATTGCTTCGCTTTCTGAGTACCGCGACAATGTTGATAAAGCAGTTGCTGAGATTAACAAACTTAAAACTAGCGGTGCTAGCACTGTGGATTATGCTGTAGAGAATGCTAAGTTTGCGCTTGAGCGTCTATCCTTGCATGCAGATAAAACAATTGACTTGCTGACTAAGCGTGGCGAACTACGCGACGAACTGCAAAAGATTGCGTCAAAGACTAGCCCTGGTGGTAACCTGCGCAAGTCTTTCAGCGGTAAAGACCAGGTAGAAATTTACCCTGGTGTTTTTATTGACCAGTCCTTGGCTAACTCTGCCAATGATTTGCTTCGTGATGCTACCAGTTCACATGCTTCATCTACACGTGTACTTGCAGATGACCGACGTGTTACTGGTTTTTCCATTATGGCTCGTGGCTTTAAGCGCAAGCCAGTCATGCCAAGTGATGCCTTCTGGGCACAGTCACATGCTGACTATGTAAACAATGTTATGATGAATGACCCTATTATGCGTCGCCTTATTGAAGGTCGTGCAGCAGGTCACTCTGATAAGAAGATTCTTGAAGACGTCAAGAAGTGGGTTCATAGCAATGATGATGAAGCCATCTTGTACCGCAAGCGTACTAAGCAAAACTTGATAACGCATACCAAGGCTATGGATACCACATTTAATCTTAACGATGTTGTAGATTCAAACTTTATTCAAGTTTTGCAGTATTTGCCAGAACACAGCGCTAATGCGCTTGGTGTAGTTTACCCAGATTTGGCTGCTAAAGCACTTAAGGGCATGACACCTGAAGAGTCAGCAAAGATTGCTCTTGAGGACCGTATTGAAGTTATGGCTGCTCGCGAACATCACGAAGCAACATTTAACAATATTTATAAGAATGCTGTATCAACTGTCTTTAAGTTTATTGGTACACTTCCTGAAGATCACCTTGTACGTCACCCATTCTTTAACATGGTTCATGATAACGAGGCTCGTCGCCTTGCAAGACTTGTAGAAAAGCAAGGCATTGCTGCTGGACTTTCAGGTGATGAACTAACCAAGTATGTAGCAAGCAATGCTAAACTTATTAAAGTTACTGCCACAGACCGTGCATACAAAGAATTGATGCAACGTCTTTACTCTG